AAGCTTTTGTAACATAATTGAGTTGTTTCTAGCAAGTGTGTTCTCTGAAGATTGGAATGCCATAGACAACAAATCTCTTTCCCTTTGCCATATCTCATCAAGACCTGCTTGAGTAATGTTATTTACATTCTTAGCATACTCCATATTTGAAGCATTAGCTGCAGAAGTATTAATGGTAGCCAAGTTCTGTCTCCACTGAGCATTAGCTTGTGCTACAACAAGATAGTTCTGAGCATTAAACATTTCTCTTTGATTCTGAAGTGCAGAATTAAACTCAAGAAGAGAGTTAACCTCATCAGCATTAAACTGTTTCATAGCATTCATTTGTGCTGCGTTAAACTGATTGACTGAAGAAGACAGATTAGCAAAGAACTGATTAGTCTGATTCTCTGATGTAGCATTAAATTGAAGAGCAGCATTAGCTGCAGCCTGATCAGAGAGTATAGAACTAACTAAAGACTGTTGTTTAAACAAGGCTGTCTGCTGTTCATTAGACAAGTTAGCCATGTCAACTTGTAAAAAGTTCTGAGCATTTTGTACTTCGGCCTGTTGTCTATTATTCAAATTCTGTGTGTCAAGTTGAGATAACGCAGCAGCTTCTGCCATGACTAGTGCTTGTTCATTACTAAGATTTTGCAACTCCATTGTGTTTGCAGCCCTAGAGTTTTCCAAAGCTATCTGCTGTTCAGCAGTAAAGTTCATATTTGCTATATCAGAAACTTTCGCAGCATTTATAACTTTAGCCTGGAAGTCTTGATCAAAGTCCATCTGCAAAAACTTAGCTCTTTGTTCTGCTTTAAATAGAGCCATCTGCTGTTTGTTTGCTGTGTCAATCTGAGCAATAGGAAGAGCAGCTTCCATAGCAGCCTGGATCACAGCCTGACCTGCCATACTAGAAGCACCTAACCCTCTTTCAGCAAGCATCTGTGAAGCTTTTCTCATAGACCCTGCAGCCCACGCAGGTGTTTCACCACCCTCAAACTGAGACATAAGACCTGCTAGTTCATCCTGTACAGATGCAGCCCCCACCTCACCAGTACCAAATGCTGCATCCACTTTAGATTGGTCTACAGAGCTAAGACCTTGATTACCTTTAGCAACTGTTTCCCCATCTTCTAATTTTCTTGGGTCTGGTGCATCAACATCAATAGAGTCTCCACTCGCAGCCTCAAGACCTGAGACAGAGCTTGTCTTTTGTTCCTGTCCTGTTATACTTTTTGTAGGTCCAGTAGATGTTACTGCAGCCATATCATCAGTAGCAGACTTTACATCTCCATAGGCTTGATTAGCTGATATTTGTGAAGCACCTATCTTTTGTGGAACATCAGCAGAAGTAGCAGTATCAATCTGAGCTACCTGCTCTTCTTGAATAGTAGGTGCTGTAGCAAGAGCCTGACCTGCAGTAGACTCAACGACAGTGCCATAAGTGTTAGGATCAATATAAGAAACAGGAGAGGCGGCTACTGCACCACCTGGTTGTGCAAAGGCTTGAGCATTTAGATTAGCTTGGTACTGTGCTAAATCTTCAGGTGTAACTGTTGTTTCTCCTGTAGGTATATCAGAACCTACACTGGCATCAATAGGTTCAGGTTTGTTTTCCTCTGCTTCTTTTGCAGCTTGATCTGCTTTCATCTGTTCTAGAGTAGCAGGATCAGTAATGTAAGACTGGTATGCGCCTTGGTATGCAGCCTCATCGTACCCTGGGAGATTCATATCTATGCCTTGCTGCTGTAGATAGTCACTATAACTAGGTAGACCTATCCCAGAAAGACCTGCATCATTAGCAGCTTTAGCATTCAGAGCAGTGTCATATACTTGGGAGTAAGTTCCATCAGGATACTTAATCTTGTAAGTACCGTCAGAAGCTTGTACAACCTCACCACCAGGTTGATAGTTTAGGGCAGGGTTTACTGTGCCACCTGGATTAAATCCTTGAATTACACCACCTTTATTAAAAGTCTCTACCTTATAATACCCAGGTGGAATCGGCTGTACAGGCTTATCATTTATGTGTTGAATGTACATAGTCATACCAAACCTGTTACGGTACAATACATTTTTAAAACCTGAAGAAGAACCTGCAGCTACTTTTTCTGCTTCTGTTTGAGGTTGAATGAGTGAAGCAGCTTCAGTAGCTCTATTAGCAAACTGTGTTTCTTGTAAGCCAATTCCTGCTTCATAAGTAGGAAGATTTACTTCACTAGTGCCAGTCTTTCCACCTCCATACACAGGCGTAACATTACCAATACTAGGTGTACTAACATAATTAGGGCCACCATAACTCCCTGTGTTTCCCCCAGTTGTTTGACCTCCACCTACGTTACCACCTACACCAGACACATTTCCTGAGAGTCCACCAGTTCCAGTAGTTCCAGTAGTTCCAGTAGTCTTTTTCTTAGTAAGATCCCACTCTAGCATGTCAAGAAACTTAGAGTTGTCTGTACCTGCTTGCCTGTCCATTTCATCACGAGCTTCTTGAGCAGTTGAAGCACCTCTATAACTAGTGACCCCATCTACTTCTTTAGTACCAAAACTACTTAAGTTACCTCCAAGGAATCCTGCTGTTGACCCAAATCTACCTTTTGTGTTAGCAGCCCCATAACCCATTTCTTTCATTTTTTGTTCTAAGTAAAAGGCGTTTGCTGAAGTACTATTAACAATACTTACTTCATTGGGGTCTAAATCTGCATCAATTAAGTCTTGCTCAGTAGGAGCAGTCTGCCATTTGTCAGATAATATTTGAGCACCTACATCGTTAGGTGTGTTACTCCCATAAAAGTTAGCTTGCTCTCCAGGGTTATACCCTGTAGCTTTAAGAGCTTTATCTAGGTCTGAGTGAGCAGTTTTACTATTAGGGTCAATACCTAAAGATTCGTAGGCTGCATTCATGTCACTAGTGTTAACACCAGTGTTTTGAGCAAGAAACTTCAAGTCAGCAGCAGCAGCAATTTCATCTGCGTAGTCTGCCAATTTACTTTCGTCAATAACTACAGATGGTGCTCCTGTAACTTTAAGTTCAACACCATCATACACATAGTTTCCATCTGCATTTACAGTTACACCTGCAACACTTGCATCTCCTGCAGCAATAAGCTTATCAAGCTCAGGATTATCTCCTTCAGCTATTGTTGATCCTGCAGGTAATGTTGATTCTACTGTTTTAAATAATGCCATACTATTTTACCTTAATATCATGATAAAGTTCTCCAAAGCTTTGTTGTATCTGCTTTAGTGAAATTCTGATAACCCTTTTTTAATTTTTCTGGCATGTCTATCCACTCGATAGATGCCCCTGTTTCCTTACATATACTTAAGGCAACCTCATAAAAGCTCTTCTCAAACCCTGTGCCTACGTTCCAAACATCTGACTTTTGTATAGAGAAAAATCTTTGATGATACTCTGTAATCTTGTCTACGTGAATAAAATCTCTGTAGAAATATTCTGAGTTTTTGAATAGCTTGACCCTTCCAGTTTCTTTTGCTTGTTTTAAAAACTTAGTATGAGGACTTGCCTGATCTCCTTTGTGGTCTTCGTTAGGACCATGTACGTTAAAGTATCTAAATACTTGGGTTACTATTGGAGCTTGTCTGATTTTGATATAGTGCTCAAATAATGCTTTGCTTCTAGCATAGTGAGTATGTGGATTAAGATCAGCATCTTCTTTAAAGCTAGGAGGGTCTATGCCATACACTGAGGCACTACTAGCAAACTGAAAGTTAACTCCCTTTTCAATACAGTCTTCGTATAAATAAATAGAAGACTCTAAATTCTGTCTTACTATTAATCGTACATCTTTTTCTGTTGTTGAGCTTATAGCCCCTAAGTGTACTACCCAGTCTAGCCCATCTAACAGTGGGTACTGCTGACCCCATTCGTAAGTAGAAACTTTGTGCTTTTCTTTTAGGGCATTGACCATATTCTGACCAATGAACCCATTACTACCAGTGACTAAGATCTTCATTCTTGGCTGTCACCTTTGCCAACACGATAGTTGTCTTCCACAGAGTCAGGAGTTGAAACCTCTAGTATTGTACCCTCTTCTACGCAAATGATTTGATGAGGTACAAGAGTCGTGTTCGTCCAGGCATCGCCCTCTCCCAAGGACTCAATGTTAATAGTGGCATCTTCTGTGTCAATCCAATGCACTTCAAACTTGCCTGATAAAACGTACCAACTCTCTTCCTTATCCTTGTGGAAGTGCATAGAGAATTTAGAACCAGAATTAAAAGATAAAAACTTACTACAATACTTGTCATTAGTTACCCATATTAGCTCAGATCCCCAACCTTTTTTTACAAAGCCTTCAAGTCTCATAAGCTACCTCTTTGATTGTAGGGGCATATACTCCCCTGTGTTGCACAGTTATGGCTGCTGCTTGCATTGCAAACTTTATAGCCTGGTCTATACTATAAGTATCCAAATACTTAAATACAAGACCTGCCAGGAAAGTATCCCCTGCACCACACACATCATGGGTTTCTACACTTGGAGGTAGGTAAGTCCTATTCTTATACTCTACTTTCTTTGATCCGTAAGTTATTATTAACTCATCTGTTAGACACTCAGCCTGTTCATACTCGTACTGATTTATTTTTACAAAACAACCATCAAACTGAGATAAATCTTTTTTCTTTGTGTCTACAAAGATAGGGCCATCAAACTTTTGTCTTAGTTCTTTTATGTCACCTTCTTCAATAAAACCTTTATTGTAATCTGAGACAACAGCAGCATCATAATTATTTAAGTTTTCCTCTGATGTGTCTACCTGTTCAGCCTTTCTCTTCTCATCTATTCTGATTAATTGCTGACCAGTCTTATTTTCTATGTACCTGTGTTTACGTTCTCTAAACTCTGTGATGATATCTACTTTAGCACCTAGGTTAACCAAGTTATTGTAAACATTATAGGCCATACCCCTTTTAATTAAAGTTGACTCAAGGTCAAAGATAGGGACAGGAGCTTCAGGGCTTATTCGTGTGACAGTCCCTATATGATATTCATCATAACAACTGTCTCCTACTAATAAAATCTTCGATGGTGTTTGTTGTAGACTGTCCATTGGTTCTCTCATAGAATACTACTTCTTTACAGTACTCCTCCCCAATTACTCTTTTACCCTTCCAGTCTGATCCTTTTACCATAACGTCTGGTTTATAGTTTCGTATAATACTGAGTAACTCTTCGTCTGTATCAAAGACTGCTACACTATTGACAGGCTTTAACATAGACATTATATATTTACGTGTTGACAGATTGTTAAAGGGTCTTCCTTTCCCCTTGTTATACTCAATACGTCTATCTGTGTCAATAGCAACGAGCAATCTACCCCCTAGTATACTAGCAAAATCAAGGAGATCTAAGTGTCCAGAATGCAAAACATCGAATGCACCATTAACAAAAACTTTTTTCATGAGGCAGTAGTCCAATATGTCTAGATTTAAACATATTATTGATCAAGAACCAAGTCAACAATCTCAACAAGACTTACCCCCTGATTGGCCTAAAGTTTTTCCTAAACCTATTGTAGGCTTAGATAGGGATGGTGTGATAAATGTTAACAGAGATCATTACATCACAGACCCTGATGACTTTGAGGTGTATCCTGAGTCCCTATCAGCTATTCTTAAGTTACGTCTTAAAGGGTACAAAGTAGTTATACTTACTAACCAGGGTGGTATTACAAAAGGGTTGCAAACACATGAGCAAGTAGAGACTGTACATCAACGTATGTTTGAGATCTTTGGTAACGCAGGTATCTATAACCTTGATGGTTTATATTATTCTGAGTCTTCTCTCAAAGATGATTATTATGCCAAGCCTAACATAGGTATGTTTCATAGAGCAGAGAAAGAAACCTTTAATGGTAAAACAAGATTTAAAGATAAGGGTTTTTACGTAGGAGATAAGATGTCTGATCTTAAAGCTGCTGAACGTATTGGTGCTACCCCTGTCTTAGTTCGTACTGGTTATGGTTTAGAAACTGAAGAAGAGTTACAAAAGTTCTCAAAAGAAAAACTAAGAAAAAAGACTAAAGTTTTTAACGATCTTCTAGAGTTTGTGGAAAGGCTACCTTAAGCAGCCTCATCCTTTTCTTCTTCAACTCTACTATCATTCTCAGGATAGTGAACTAACTTACCTTCTTCTGGTAAATATAAATATTCTATATCAGAGTTTTTAACTGTTGTTACAGCATCATAAAGTGTTTCTACTAGTGGCTGACCTGCTAGGTTGAAGCTAGTATTAAACAAGATAGGAACACCAGTTATTTTTTTAAACTCTTGTATAAGCTCATAGTAAGTTTTGTTTTGTTCTTTGGTAACAGTCTGGATACGACAAGTGCCATCTACGTGTGTGATAGCAGGAACTTCACCATGCTTCTCTAGTTTAAAATCCATTGCATACATCATGTGTGGTGATTCTTTCATACCATAGGTATCAAACCATTCCTCAAAGTGTTCTTGCATCATTGAACCTGCAAAGGGTCTAAACCACTCACGTCCTTTTACTTGATTGACTACATCCTTACCTTGTGGGTCTGTGGGATCATACAAGATAGAACGATTACCTAGTGCTCTTGGTCCTGCCTCAGAACGTCCCTGAAACAAAGCTACTATATTCTTTTCAGAAATAAGCTTTGCTACATCAGCAGGTTTTACCTTTGTTGTTTTTATTCCTTTGAAATCGTAGGAATGTTTATGTTTTGCTCCAAGATAAAGACTAGTTAAAGGACGTTTCTTTTTGTCTTTTGTTTCTGTGTAGTGGTACATGTAAGCCATTCCAAGGGCTGTACCACCATCATGAGCAATAGGATCAACGTAGATGTTGAGATCAGGAAAACGTTTCTTGTAGTAATAGTTTGCTACACAGTTAAGACCATATCCACCTGAAATAACTATGTTGCTTTTACCTGTCTTTTCTACAGCCTTTTCAATTAAGTCTCCTACTAGCTTTTGTGTTTCTTCTTGAACAGCCCAAGCAAGTTCCATAGCAGCATCAGTTACTTTACTAGAATCTTTATGCCAAAGTTTAGGATCTTCTTTTAGAGTAAGATAAGGATATCGAGTGTGATCAATATGAGCACCTGCAGGAAAACCAGGTGTAAGTATATTTTTGTTTCCTCTTGTCCCTTCAAACAAAGGAGGTATTTTATCAGAGGCTTTACCATATGGTGCAAGACCCATAGTCTTACCTGCTTCTATAAAACCAAAACCAAGGTACTCAGATACAGCCTCGTAAGCTTTAACAATTGTTACTGCAGAGTCCATAACGATGTCACCATTAGATAGAGCAATCGTATCTTGGTTTCCACCAAAGGATTGATAGACTACTTTTAAACCCTTTTCATAATCACAATCAAAAATAGATTCTGTTTCCCAACCACTATTTGTTTGTGTTTCATTATAGGTTATAGTCTGATAACCTCCTGCTCCATCAACTACAATTGCTGCAGCATCATCAAAACCTGAACCATAAAAAGCATTACATGCGTGTCCTGAGTGATGAACCTCATTTAACTTAAATATTTTTACGTCTGGGTTAAACTTTCTTACTAAAGCAGAGTAAGGATCTTCTCCTGTCCATATTAGTTGAGGGTACTTTTCAGTACCTCCTATTACAAGAACATCAACTTTGTGTTGTAGACCTTCAATAATTCCTCTAAAAGGATTTCCGTCATATTTAGCACGAGATAAACGTTCTTCTTCAATGTAAAATTCTAGATCACCATCAATAAGTAAAGCAGCAGATCCATTATGCCCTGGGTTAATTCCTAAGATATTCATTTACTTCACCTTCTTTTCTATATCTTTTACGATGTTAGCATATATACCATTAAGTTCTTCATCTGTAAACTCAACAGTAGACTCGTTGATACGATCTGCTAAGTGAGACTCAAGACCTGATATACGAATAGGTGAATACTTTTTATGAACATCCCTTTCTACAATATTGAAATGGGTAGGATAAGTGGTATTTATTGGGAAAGTAGATCCAATAATTACAGTTCCAGGCTTGTTTAGTGCTCTAGCCATGTGCTGACCTACAGAGTCACAACCTATAAAATAATCTGCTGCGTCTATAAAAGCTGTCCACATACGTAAGTCAGCTTCTGGTTTCATAGTGTAAGTATCTTCTTCCATCCAAAAGTTTTTTTCAGCAAACAAGATAAGATTGTATTTTGTAGCTAACTTCTTAACGAGCTTAAGATACGTGTCTGGGTTAATAGAACGAGAAGACTGATCTAGTAAAGCATTCTCTTGTGGCTTTTCCATTGATCTACCAAAGGGTTGAATAACAATAGTCTTTTGTTTTTTCTGCTGTTGTTTAGTCTGCTGTATAAAAGTAGCAGCCTGTAGTTCCTCATTCCTATTTGTTTTAAGAGTAGGTATTCCTAAATCAGAATGATCATCTGTTTCGTTGATAAGATAGTCAAAAGCTTCAGCAAGAGACTTTTCTTGTCTATAATATCCAGGTACTCTGTAAGGTTCAGGATTTAGAACAAGTTCAGCATCTAAAAAGAATTGTTCAAAAGCTCCCTTTTGATCTGGGTTAAATACTCTTTCGTGTAACTCTGGTATACCCCAGTAAAGAGAATCCCAACCATGAAGCATTATCTTAAAGTCTTCATTCTTTTTGGAGTACTTTATCAGAGAGGGAATAGCTGCAATAGCCCTACCTGCTCCCCCATCAATATTTATAACAGTTTTCATATGTAGCCTATTATTATTATTATCTTTACAAAGCTATCTTTGCTTTGGTGTATTCTACATTAATCTATCATTTGTTACAAGGTAATCTTTATTAGTAACTTACATTGTAACAAGTATCAGAAGCAACAGGAGTACCTAGTCCACCTGAAACAACACTATTACCAGTGTGACAGAAACCTGGTATAATTCCTGTAGGATTAACTATGTCAAAACCTGCACATAAACCTATACCACCATTACTGTGTATTGGTATACAACCACAGCTAGTACTTGTAAACTGCTGAGTACAAGTTGTTCTTGAAGAGCCAGTAGCTATATGTATTTTACTACTACTATTACACCCCCCACAGAGTAATGCACCACAGTTACATCTGGTTATACACAGTCTAGAGAAACCACAATACCAACAGAGATTAGCATCACAAGAGTATGGTATTTGATCAAGCAATAAACTATCTAGATGCCTAGCTCCACAAACACTTCCACTGTTACATCTAAAAGCTACCCCATTAAAAGCTATTCTTTTAGAAGTGTTTTCCATTTCTGCAAAACCTAATCCTCTGATTTGCCTTGAGAGGCAGTGTAACCCTCCACAACCAGTTTTATAGGCTTCAATCTGGGCTACTCTGTTAGCACTTCCTCCTTCCATACTCAACAGACCCTTAAGACACCACTTAAATAATTTTGTACAACAAGCTTGGTCTTTACCAGGGCAGTCTGCTGCTACTCGTGGAATAATTGCTTCAAAAAATTCTGCTGTACAGGTACAACAACACCTAGCAAAAACTCTTAAGTTGTTTTCGTAGTCTACACCCAAATCCATAATATCAAGTCTTTGAATGCCGTGTGAACAAAAACAATAAGTACAATATTGATTACAACAATTTATAGAGTAAAATCTTTGACCTTGTTGTGCAGATGTAAGCCAAATTTGATTACACCAGTACACACTTCGTCTTGGTGCTCTACAACCATTACCAAGCATGTCATGATAGGCACAACAACCCCCTCTTATAAAGTGAGGAACAGCACACAAACACCAACACTGGGTACAAGCATATCCACAAGAAGCTGCGTTACCAATACAGTAAATACTCATGTAGTTATGCCCAGGATTTCCAGAGTTTTTTCTGAGTATAGCCCAAACTGTTTTGTTGTCAGGATTAAAGTGTGGAATAAAGTCAAGCCAATCGTTGTAACTGTTTAAACACCTAAAATCCCAAGTCATACATTTACAGGTATGTGGAGCACATAAATCTGTAGTAGTAAAATACTCGTGTTTAAACCCACCTACTACGTAAATTCCTCCACAACAAAGAGATGGTCTAGCAGTTTCATTACAATTATGACAACCATGCCCATGAACTATAAAACCACAACAGTGAAAACCATGCCCTATATAACCCCTTTCTGTACTAGAAGAATTTGATATAGTTCTACTATCATACCTTAAGACATGTAGTCTTGGGTCTTTTACCCCACTGAATGTACACCCATTTGTGCAAATACATATTTTTCTTAGAAATACTGCAGGACCACCTGTATCAGGATCAGTGTCAATATAACCTAAAGGTCTGTCACATTTGTAACAACATTGACAATTATTTGCTACGTTACAAGCATTGCAAAAACAAGTAGGAGTTACGTAAAGATTCCTAACTCCTGAAGAAGGATTCATTCCACCCCATTCCATATGACCAAGCATAAAACCAGGCCACATTGAAAGAGTACAAAATGTGTCACCTGAAGTTGGACCTTGTGAAATGTATGTTCCTGTAAAACCTGATTTTCCATTTTCAGGATTACTTTGGGTCACGTTAGTGAAGTATTTTGATGTAGGGTTCGCATAGGGAGGGCAATTACAAATTACATATTGAAAGGCATCCCACCCTCCATTAGGCATAGGTACTATTGCACTTTTCCCACACCAGGTTGAATTAGTCCAATAAGAACATTGATAGTTTTCAGGCATTCTTGGACCTGATGGCAACCAGAATGTGAGAGGTGCAGAGTGTTCAGAGCTACCCCCTACAGCAGCCCAGTCAGAACCATTATAAGAAATAAGAGAACCTAAGTCAGTGTCAAAATACAAAGAGCCAGTAGCAGGAGAACCTGGTCTACTGGCTGTATTGCCTGATGGTGCGTCCATCCTAGAACTAGCTGTGATGCAACACGATGTTACACAACAAGCACATACGTTCCTACTGTTATCAACAACTGTTGTGCCATTAATTTTATATGCCATACTGTATTCCTATTCTCAGTCTAAAGACTATCGTGAATATTAGACCCATTCTGATCCATTGTAAGATACTAAAGTTCCTAAGTCTGTGTCAAAAAAGATGTGACCTGTGTTAGGGGAAGCTGTTCGAGAAGCAGTGTTTCCAGAAGGTGCAGTAAGAACTGTAGCTGTAACTATTGTACCCTGTACTGAGGGTGTTCCTGAAGGAATATTCTTACTGTCATCTATTACTGCTGTACCACTAACTTTTAGAGCCATTCTCTAGATCCTCTACTTTTGCTTGTAAGGTTTTTACTGCTTCAATCAAAACACCTACCATTGCCTGATAGTTGACTGATTTACTTCCCTCTTCATTTGTTGAAACAACTTCAGGAATTATCTCTTCAACTTCTTGGGCAATCACACCCATTGAGTATTTACCTGAGTCTTTCCAGTTGAAGTTTACACCTCTGAGGTTGCTTACCTTGTCATAAGCATTCTCAATAGTTTCTACATTGTCTTTGAGGTTAATGTCTGATGAAGAGTCTACATCACCTGTTACTGAAATTCCAGTGCTACTTGTTGCAAGCTTGGCTGCGTTATCATGATATAAAGTTACAGCACCATCAGTTGAAAAAGTAGCCATAGTTTCAGTGGCATCTGCGTTTCCAATTGAAACAGTACTACCAAGAAGGTTTAAACTTCCTGTCCCTTGATCTTGTATATAGCTCTGACTGCCTGTATGGTAAATCATTAAATCATTACCTGCACCAAACTTAGCTAATCCACCATCACCTAATTTTATGTCATGGTTAAATATCGCAGTACCTGCGTCTGACATATCAAGGGTGAGGGCATTTATTACAGAACCACCATCATTCCCACGCAAGATAATATCTTCATCAGCTGTTTCTGTTGTTATAATAAAATCAGAATTACTTGTGAAAAATGTTCCATAGTTAAAACCTGCATCTTTAAGTCTAATAGCACCACTACTATCAGCATCAAGGGTTATTTCACCCCCAACGTCTAGGGTAAAAGAACCTGCATCAGATATGGTTGAGCCATTAATTGTGATGTCATCAATAACAGCAGAGCCACTTACAGTTAGTGTGCCAGTGAACGTATCGTTGGCATCACTACGCAGATAGCTAGAGCCTTGCACACCATCTAATAAGTCAGCATCTAGGCCAGAGCCAGAACCATCTGTTAAACTTGTCCAAACAGTTTCGTAGTTGCTTGTACTACCCTTAGCATACATTAAGTTATTGTTGCTTGTATCAACAAATACTTTGCCTTTTTCTCCAGACGTATTGCTAAACTTCACACTAGGCCAAAATGAAGCATGGTTACGTATGACTTCTAGCTGTTCACCCCAATCATCAGATTTAGCAATAATTGCAGGATCAGTGCCAGTAGCTACAGTTATAGTTCCTGATGCACTGTCAGCAGCATCACTACGCAAGAAGCTGCTTGCATGTAGGCTGTCAACAGTATCAGCATTTGTAGCTTGAGTAGCAGTAGCTGCGTTACCTGTTGTAGAACCAGATGATCCTGACACATTACCAGTAACGTTACCTGTTACATTACCTGTTACATTACCCTCTACGTTAGCTACGAGTGTACCTGTAGTAATAGAAAGGTTTCCTGTAGTTGCACCAGTAAATGTACCTGTACCTACAATAAACTTGTCTGCTGATTCATCAAAACCCATGAATGCGTTGGCACTGCTACCACGTTCAATAACAATACCTGAGTCATTCGATGGAGAACCAGATGTTCCATTTCCTAATTCTATTAAAGAATCTGATACAACTGTGTTTGATGTAGCTACAGTAGTAGTCGTACCATTAACAGTTAGATCTCCCCCAACGACAACTGCTCCTGTTGTTGTGATAGCATCTATGTAACCATGTGACCAGTAGTTAGAACTGTCACCTAGACTGTGAGTGCTATCAGCACTTGGAATAATATTAGAAGCAACGTCTGCTGTAAGAGTTACAGTATCACTGGCTGCATTACCTAAAGTAGTGTTTCCATTAACAGTAAGGTTTCCTACAAGAGTACTGTTACCAGTTGTGCAAACTGTAGCAAAACAACTTGTACCAGAAGAAGTAATATTACCAGTAACATTCCCTGTGACAGCCCCTGTGACTGCACCACAAAGATTAGTCGCACAAAGATTGGCTACACCAGTAATACACTTAGAATTACCTGCTAGGTTTCCTCCTAGTGTTGGAGAGGTATCTTCTTGAACACAAGTAAGGGCATCACCAAGAGTAAAGGCAGCACTGCTCCAAGCAGATCCTGTATAAACTTTTAACTGATTTCCAGAGCTATTGTAGTAGAGTGCTCCTGTTAAAAGAGAGTCACCATCGTTGTCAACAGAGGGGTCTGAGCTTTTGCTTCCCAAGTATCTGTCATCAAATTGATCAAATGAACTTGCTGCAGATGTAGCACTTGATGCTGCAGCAGTGGCTGAAGAGGCACTAGCAGTTGCAGAGGAAGCAGCAGCAGTTTGGCTTGAGGCAGCAGCAGTAGCTGACGAGGCTGCTGCAGTAGCTGAACCAAGTATACCATCAACATAAGTTTTCGTAGTTAAATCAGCATTGTTAGTTGGTGTATAGGTGGTAGTGATCTTGTTAGATCCTAAGTCTATAGTACCAGTCACTGTACCTCCTGCAAGAGGAAGCATAGTATCTACGTAACCCTTACGAGTCAGTGTATCATCAGTAGCAGGTGTAGCAGTAGAAGTAATCTTGTTAGAGCCAAGGGTAATATCCCCTGTCATCGTACCACCTGCTTTGTTCAGTTTACAACTAAGCAGTGTGTCAGAACACGTCTTAGTATACGCATCTGTGATACCATACCCAGATAAAGTAGTAGGATTTGTACCTGCAGTAATACGTCCATAGGTATCTACAGTAACAGACTTAAATGTTCCTGCACTTACACCTGTAGTAGCTAAATCAATATTGTCAGCATTGGTTACAATCCTGTCAGAACTTGCAGTAACAACGTTAATAGTATTACCAGACTTAGTAAGACCAGTACCTGCTGTAATCTGCCCTGCACCTGAAAATTGTACGAAAGTGATAGCTGTAGTATTGAGAGTGCCACCTGCATCCACAGTACCAACAAAACCATTATCAGCATTTGCTGTACCCTGTTCTACAAAAAAGAAAGCTCCGACATGTTTATCCCAAGTATCTGCATCGTCTGACCTTGCCCATGAACTAGCAGAAGCTACGTAAACACCATTCTCTTCAGCACTAGACTGATCTTTTACAAGAACTCTGTCTCCTGCTGTGATAGATACACCATCAATAGTTTGAGCACCAGACAGTGTAATGTTTGCAGTAGTAGCCCCTTTAACAGAGCCTTTTACGTCTAGCCCCTCAACAGCATTATCCACATACAATTTGTTTACAGCATCAGAATCAGCAGTGGGTGCAGCTAAATTAGTAATCTTTTTGCTGTTAGCATCCATGTTACCAAGTAATTGAAGACCACAGAAAGTAGAAGTGCCTGTTGATGTTACATTCCCTGCAAGACTCCCTGTAACATTTCCTTGTATATCTCCTGCAACATTACCTGTGACAGTACCTGTTAAAGCACCTGCAAAACAAGTATCTGCAGTAATAACTGTACCTGTTACTGGACAGGAAGTAGTAGCTCCAATAGTACCATCAAAGTTTCCTGTGTGAGATCCTGCAGCATTACCTGTGACATTACCTATAAAACAAGTACTAGCTGTAACTGTTGTACCAGTTATGGCTGCAGCAGAAGACCCACCTATGGTAGCCCCATCAATAGCTCCTCCATTAATATCTACAGTAGCATGAGTAGATGTACCTGTAGAGGTAAGATCACTGAATGAACCTGCAGCAGTAGAAGAACCACCTATTACTGTACCATCAATTGTCCCACCATCAATGTTTGCAGTTGTTGCAGTAAGACTTGAAAAAGTACCAGGACAAGCTGTAGATGCACCAATAGTAGTCCCATCAATGTTACCTGCATTTATATCTACTGAAGCAAACGTACCCTGACCTGTAGTAGAGACAGTTGTGAATGCACCTGCAGCAGCAGTCGTAGCACCAATTGCTGTGTTATCAATTGCACCTGCATTTATATCTACTGTTGATAGTGTTGAAGTTCCTGTAGCTTTAAAGCTAGGAACACAAACAGTATCAGAAAATGTTGTAACACCAGTTATACCAAGAGTACCACCAAGGGTAACATTACCAGTGACACCAAACGTACCTCCAACAGTTCCATTTCCTGCGAGGTGAATATCTTTGAATTTTAAGCTAGACGTTCCAAAGTCCACATCATTTGTAGTAATAGGAACAATTGCACCATCTTGAATACGTACTTGCTCTACTGCAGAAGAAGATACCTCAGTAAAAAATCTGATGTGATTGTTAGAAGTATCTATGCAAACTTTGTTAAGAGCATCTGAGTCAGCAATAAGTGGGACGTAAGCACCCTCACCTGTAGTTGTCCCATCATGCCTGTGTCCTGTGCTTGCATTAAATGCTGCTAGTACTTGTTGAAATTCTGCATCTATTGGAGCAGCTTTAATAACTGCACTTGCAACAATATCAGCAGCACTCTGTCTTGTATAACCTGCCATTTATAATCTATCCCCCACTCCAAACGTTACAACAATACCTTGGATACTGTGTGCAGCATTTGTGTCGTTAGTTACATATCTAAAAGAAACTGATTTACCTGACCCTGAAACATTCACCCTTTGCACTGGTGAAGGATTACCATCAAAGATAGCTGTCGTATTAAAGATGGCTTCGTTGTAGAATGCAGCAGCACCCTCAGTAGTCAAAGCAAAGTTAGTTGGATTAAGAATGGTGTTATCATCATAGTCATAAATGACTGACATTATGATCTCGTTATCACCTTCTGATCTAAGGTAAGTAGCAACAGTATGAATAATCTTACGTTGCTCTGGATCTTGCATGTGCAAGAATGGTGTTTGGTAGACACTTACAATATTGTTTCCACCAAAATTATTCCCTTGTTCCTGTCTGTGGACTTTACCACTTTTATCCCCATGTATTACAAACTCAAATTGACCTATGTACCCACTGTCTGCACAAGTCACTTCGATGCCTAGTAGCTGACCAAACTCAAAACCAATCCCACCCTGTTGTCCTAGACGTAACCCACCAATAAGACCGTTAGCATTATCTACGTCATAGAATATTCTGAACTGAGATTTGTTTCGTACAACAACAGATGATAACGCATCTAGGTCTTCTTCAAGAATAACATCAGTAAACAAGGACTGAATATTTTTAGATAGAGACTCAAGCTGAACGTCACCAATTTTGTTTGTACCTGATATAGGTCTAATACCATCCTGAGATAAGAAGAGTAGATCCCCACCAATTTCAACTACACTATCTGAAGCTAGACAACCAAGGTCATTAGTTACATGTTCGAGTACAAAGTTAGTTGAGTTCCTACCTACTAATCTTTTTATGTTGTTGATACCAAAAATAAATAAGGCATCACGAAAAGGTTTGATAGCTACAATAGGAAATCCTACATTAATAACTCCTGCACCATTTCCTGAAGCATAGTCTGTTTCTGCGTTAGGAGCACTAAAGTACAGGTTAGTATTTTCTGCAGGATCACCTGCTAAGAACATATGGTTGTGAAATACTTCTGCAAACTTAGGGTCTGTAGGGGCATCAGAGTGAGTAATCTGAGTGTAGGTTGTACCATCATAGGTAGCTGCAGGGTTGATACCATCTGTAAGAATAACTTTTGGGCTACCAAAGTTGTACCTTGTGAATCTAACCTTAGTTACACCTACCATTGTAGGAGAACCAGAAGTCGTTACTGCATCCCAGGATGAGCTAGAGTTGTTCCATTTATGTAAATAGTTATTTCCACTAGAAGGTTTACGAGCAGCTAAAATACCATCGTTGATCCCATTTGCTACTGCTACCCCAAGAACACTTCCTGTTCCTGTGACTGTACCATACGCATTAGTAAAACCACTCACACGTCTGTAGCCACCAGTAACAGCAGTCTCGTAGTTTATAAGTGTTGTAGCTGATCCAGGTTGAGTTTCCCCTTGTGAAAGAACATCACGATTGAGGTTCAGCCCACCTTGAGCAAAAACTTTAAATGAGCCTAGATTGTCTGCCATACTACATTACTCTACCTAAGACTTGGTTAGAGGAAGTAACTCTATCAACTACTGTTGATCTTACTCTGAGGGGTTCATCAACAAGAACTCGCCTCATTGTTTTTATACCATCCTCAAAATTGCTTTGGTGCATTGCAGCACTCTGTTCATTAGATCTAAACCTCATCATGTACATCATAGCACCATCAATAATCACATGTTTAAATCTGTTAGGAATAACAGCTAAGTCATTAAAATCTACTAAGTCTGCAGGAAAAAACCAATAGATATATTCTATCTGATATGTGTTATCAGGAATAGGTGTGACCCCAAATTTTTCTTCGTTTGTTTGATAAACTAGTGTTGGAGAAGAAATACCTGTTTGATCTCCTGTGTCATCAAAATGCCTGTACTTTTGGGTATACTCTCCATAACTAATAGAAGGTAAGTGCATTGGTGTGTTGTCTACAGAAGTAAGTTTTTTAATGTAGAAGGTTTGCCAGTCAGCCCTAGAGTAATCAGTAGGAAAAGAATATTGTCTCGTCCCTGCTATTAATGTCTGTGTTTGTGTTGTTTTAAGAAAAGGCCACTCTTGGCCTGTCTGTAAGATATTTCTAATAGAGTTATTTATTGCTTGTTTAGCTAAAGCTTGCACACTTCTTACTGAAGCAAATCCATCCCCAGTAGTAGCTAGGGTTACTTCATTAAGTCTTACAAGCAACTCGTTAGTGAGTGCAACAAATGTAGCCATTACAAAAATCCTTTGGGTATGCTAAAGGGGCAAGTCTCCCTGCCCCTAAAGTTTTACTTATGCAAGTGCATCACGATCTACTTCATTAGCAGTACCGTCATTACCTATATCTGTGCAATCCATCATCCATGCCCAAATTCGGATCTTGCCTGTGCTAACAGCACCACCAGACAATGTTGCAATTGTCATGTCGATGTTATCATCAGCTACA